CGTGGATCTTGGAGCAGATTCTGGGCAAGTCGCATGTGGACGACAGATCCCCAGTCCAGACATACGGGCCGTAGAAGCGCGAAATGAAATTCACGCCCGGCTCAGGAGCCTGCTCTGCTCGACCTCAAGAACGAGGCCAACGGCTTTCCCGGTTGCGACCAGGTGATCCGTACCAATGTACCTGCTAAGGCTGTCGTCCCCCATGTAGATGCCGCAAACCTTACGCGCGTCGGCGGGCTCACGGAAACCATCTGCAAGGCGCTCAGTACGCGCCGCGACATAATCCTTGGCATAGTTAAACAGCGTGTTTCCAACAGTTGTGTCTGCGAAACCGGACCCGCGCCCGCATAGCTGTTCGTACAAGACTCCTTCGAGGGCCACGGGATTGCAATGGCTCGCCTTCAGTCCTTTCTCGAGTTCGAGGTGGGTGCTAGGGTGGAATACCCCATGCAAATGTTCCCCTCCCACGCACGCTCGACGGGGCAGATGGTGCTGTCCCACTTGTCGCCATCGGACATGGTCGCCTTACCACTCGCGCACACTTCGGCCACACGTGCTGCGATTGATTTGGGCGTCATGCCGGGCGCGTACCACCCCTCTCCGTCCACACCAAAGTGCTTCACCAAAGCCTTGTGAAGCGGAATCATAAACCTGGACCACAGCAGTTTGTGCGCGGGCTCATCAGGACTGATGATCCGCGGGGCGGCGACCTTTTGAGCCGGTTCCGCCTTCTTGAACGCATGGATACGCTGCTCGGAGTCGGCCAGTGAGGCGACGAGGGTCCCTTGGTCAAGAATATTCTGCTGTGATGGCCTCGGCTGGTTCTCGCGCACCTCGTCTTCGGTGACGGGGAATAGCGTATGCCTGCCAATGACATCGATGATGTGGTTCCCGGCTTCCATCAGCGCCATTTCCACGTGGACACTCACCTCAGTTATAGAACTGGCGAGCTTCTGGACGCGGGCGGCGAGGCAACCTCGTTGTTGCCGCGCGTGTCCTGAGGAAGGAAGCACGCGGGGACGAACGGCTGCATGAAGGGGCCCAACAAGGTAGGGGCCTCCGGGTCATAGGTGAACTTGAACTGGTAGCGGACGACGGATTCGTCCACCATAAATACAGTCGCCTGGGCTCCCGGCGACATCTCTCTGTAGTACGCTGTCAATACGGCACACTCCACGGCGGGAAGTTTGGACAGCGTTTGGGTCGTTGAAGC